TGAACTGGGTTCGTGCTGCAAGGGCGATCGGCTTTTGGTTGACGATCTTAAAGATTTCTTTGGTTGCAACGTACCCTTCGTCGTTGTCGGCAACCGTTCCGTCCGATGGGCTGATCGTCAGCACACCACCGAATTCATCACCGACTGCTGCGGTTCCCGAATCGGTAAGCGTCGAAGTCCATTCGGCAGAATTCAGGCCGATGAAGTGATCGACCACTCCGAACGTTCGCACTGCTTTGATGGCCGAATCTGGCTCAAGTAAACCCTTCATAATGTTCTACCCTTTGATTTGTTGATCGAAAAAAACAATGCGACGAAAATCTAGTTGAGGGCTCTTCGGAAGTCCTCGGAGGTCTTCGGATACTCGGTCGGACCGGAGCTTTCCTGCATGATCGAGCCGGTTCGAGCGGGTCGAGTTTTGGAAACGTTTCCAGACTTCCAGCTCTTGACCAGCTCAATTCGCTCGGATTCTTTGAGGGGAAGCAGAGCCTTGATCTTGAGTTCGGAGACCTCGATTTGAGACTCGGTAAGCATCGATCGGCATTTCGACCGGTCGAGCTCGACTTGCAGCCCGTTGATCTTGGCCTTGTAGGATTCTTCCATCTTGGAGTCCATTTCTTCGTCAGCCATCGCACCTGCGCCAGCCGCACCGCCGCTCATCGCTTCGGATGCCTTGTCAGATACTGCAAGCATCAATTTCAGCTTGGCAAGCTTGCCCACGGTATCGAGCGAATCGTCATCGAGGACTTTCATCATCGCGGCCTTGAACGCACTCTTGAGCCCGTCAGCCGGATCCATGTCTTCTTCGCCGTAGCCCTCTTCCATCGGCTTCTTCATGCCTTCGCCCATCGCTGCATCGAGGGGTTCTTGCATCTTCATTTCGCCGAGTTCTGGATACTGGTCCATCGCTTCCTGCAAGCATTCAGCAACTTCCATTTCAGGGCGGTTGGATGGCTTGTAGGACTCGACAAATTGACGGAAGGTTTTTTTCATTGGATTCGCTCCGAAGTGTTTTGCTCTTGGACTTTGCTATACCCTACCCAGGAAATGCTCACCAGAAAACTCAACGTGAATATTTCTTGTCGCATCGCTCGGACATAGCTTTCATGCGCTTTGCTTTCCGTTGCATTCGCATAGCAACAGGGTCAAGCGTATCGCTCCGAACTTGCATCTCAGAGATTCGCTTCGCTTGCCTTTGCTTTCGTGATTTCATTGGGATTCCAGCAGGACGGTAGCTCTCGAACAGCCCTTCGTTTGTCGCTGGATCGGCTACCACATCGACCGATTTTACCTCGTACATTTCGACCACTCGACGCTCGCCGTCGATCAGTTGCTCATCCCCACCGGCATCATGCGACAGCCCGAAGATTTCAGGGAATCGCTGCGCAGCTTCGACGAGCTGCTTGGTCATTGGGTGGCTCTTGATGTAGTGAAGATCGGCGTAGATCGAGCCCTCTTGGTACCGCACATTCCGCAGCACGCCCCAGCGGTCCTGCATCGGTCGCTCGACGTGCGCCCCGGTCTTCGGGTCGTTGCGAACGTGGTTGATGTTGACCGTCACGCCCTCATAGAGCGGAAGGGCCTTTCGGATCGCAGCGTCCTCATAGACGCGACCGTTCCTGGACCGTGGGCCTAGCACCTTTACGCCGTAGATGATCCCGGCTTCGGTGTCGACTCGTTCAATGCCGCTTTGCGATTCTCGTAGAAATTTGCTCATGATGGCAAATCCTACCTTGCCACTGCTCACCTAGCAAAATAGATCAGGAAGCACCTGCATCTAGGGTGCGCTGGTGGCCCGACCGGGAAATCATTTTCCCACTGGCTGATCGGTTGATTGTGAAGCGGACCGCAGACTGGACATACCCGCTCGTCTCGCTTGGTGATCCATAACGCATCGATCTCTACGCCTAGCTCTTCCATCCTGTCGACCACATCGCGTTCGCCGAGTGATATGGCCGTGGTCGTTTCGGTGATCGCTACGGTCTCGCCTCGCGACGGATCGAACAGACGATCCCTTGCCCAGTCCTGGAATGTTTGCTCGTCAGGGTTCCAGTCTTGGGACCATGAGCGATTCGTGTCGGCCATTTGGTCCCCGAGGTCATCGGTTTGCTTCTTGGCACGATTCGCGGCCTTCTTGGTCAGATCCTCAGCGACCGGCCCCTCCCCCGGCTTGTCGCCCAGCACCGATGAAGTTCGATCATCGTCGCCGAACAGAATCAGCAGGATGATAATCACGCGCCGCTGGATCTCTTCAAGGATTGGCCCGACGTATTTTTTTAACGCTGTTTTTATTGCAGCATTGACCGCTTCAATTCCGTCAGCCGCGACCGCAGCAGCAGCCTCGAAAACGTCCTGCATGGCCCGGGTCATGCGTTCTTCGTAGGTAGTTCGATCCTTGAACTCAGGCATTGAAAGCCCCTAGATATCTGGCCAGCATTGAAATCAGCTCAAGGGCCTTCCATGTTGCAAGCGCAGCCGTCACGCCGCCGAAGGCCCACACGATGAAGTTGTCCAGTAGTGATTTCATCAAGGGTAGTCTTTCCATCCCTCAAGGATTGCTTTTTGCCGACCGGATAGCTTGACGCTTTCCTGCACTTCGACCGTAGAGGATTCCTCGGTTGCATCGGCAGATTCGTCCAAGGGGATACCCAGCAGCATCATGGCGAACCTTTGGAACAACCTTGCCCCGCTTGGCTTCCATTGCTCATCCAGCACGCCAGGAGTTGACGCGAACGCATGAAGCTCGTTTATTTCGTTGAAGAAAACAACGAAAAACCAACGCATCCGTTCTTTGGGGTCCGTGGTTGGAAACGGATACAGGTCGGCTAGGTGAGCGTCGATCTTGCCCGGAGCGTTCCAGACCTCGACCGCCTCGTACTGCTTTGACCCGTCGAGGAACAGGTCCCCGAGGGTCGAGCACATTTTGGTCATCCACGCAGCCCGAGCCTCTGGATCGTCCTTTGTGGTCCCAAGGTAGGTGAAAAACTCATCAACCGCCGTCCGCAGGATTTGGACCACAGTATCGTAGTTCCCAAGGTTTTCTTTGATTTCTTTTGCCATTTCTCCAGTTCCTTTGATCGAATCATCCTACCTAGTCAACGCCGCCGGTGGGCAGCGCCAAAACGTAAATCCGATCCTTTCCGCTCGAATCTGGCGGTTCGTACTTGGTGACGACATACCTTTGACCTGCCCCCATGACCACCTCGTGTTCTGATGCGACCTGTGAAAAATGCTCAGCAGGCAGTCCTTTTACACCTTTTCCGACCGTAATGTACATATGCGTTTTACGGCCTTCCATTGCGCTCCCGGTTGAAGTCGAATGAATCGTGTCGGAATGAATAACCTGTCCTGGTACAAGATGCTTACCTGGTTCGGTGTAGTAAGTATAGTTTCTCCTTAGCTGCATACCCTCGGGAAGATCAATACTGTATTTAGCGACCGCCCTCGCTGCGTCCTTGGCTTTCTTGGTTTTTGGTTTGCCTTTAGTGGAAACCATATCGTCATTGATATCGCCAGAATAACTTCCAGTGAAATCGTAAATAGCCTTCCTGACGGCAGCAGGCGCTTTGTCATAGGATGCCTTCCCCTTGGCCATCAACGGCACTCTTAGTTCCGGCGAGTCCATTGAATTACCATCAACATGCGGTACAGGAATGTTTTCGTGCGTGATATTCCACCATCCGACCGACTTAGTAACCGTAGTGGATTTGGTCAGCGCCTTTGAAGCCGAAAAGAAATCACTGCCGTATTTTTGCTGGAACTCAGCAGCAGCTTTCTCTTGCTCGACCTTTGCTTTCGCCTCAGCCGCTTGTGCCTCAGCTTTTTGTTTTTTGTACGCTGCTTTTTTCTCAGGTATCTGGTCGATCTCGGAGAGGATTTTCTTTTTGAACTCCCCAATCTTTGTCCCGTCGGGAACGTCAACCGCTTGAATACCTTCCTTGTCGCTGGACCGAGCCAACTGCAAAATCTTCTCTGCAGAAGCATTGTTTACTTCGGTCTTTGAGCCTTGGAACGTCGGAGGCTGCGAGAACAGACCCTTTGGAACCTTCTTGCCGTCGGACTTGAGCATTTCATCGGCTTGAGCGACCGAAGCAGCAGCAGCCTTTTCCGATGCCTTAGCTGCCCCAAAATCGGCCGTAGGTTGCGACACCGGAACAACGTGCTCAGGGTTCGCGGTTGCACCATCCTGCATTGCTGCTAAAAGTTGCAGCTTGTAGGCATGAGTTTTTTTCGAATAAGAGTTGATTACAGAAGGGTTGGTTTTAATTGCTTTCAGGGCTTCAATGTTTCCAGACTTTGCAGCGTTGTACAGAGCAATGAATTTCCCTTGAGACCCTTGATTTGTAGGACTGGTTATGATTGGTGGCGGTGGCAGCGTTTTGGTTTTGGTTGACGCGACAAACGACGCAGGCGGCGGTGAAATGGGTTCGCCCTTGGAAGCGACGCTTGAAATTATTACAGGTGCCTCGTCAGCCTTTAATCCGACTGCTTGCGCAATCATTGAATCAACCCCGGACTCCCCTGCAGCTTTTGCAGCTTTGTCGAGTTTTGATTGAATGGCTAGACCTTTAGCAATGATTGAGTTTCTTCTGTCGACCAGGGTGTCAACCATTTTGTTTTTTTCATCGCCGGTTCCCGGATGGTACTCCCAGACCATTTCGTGAATGTCGTTGTATCCAACGTTGTGCAGCTTTGAAACGGAATCAACTAGCTGCTTGTCGGTCATTCCCCCGAACACCTGAGCCATTGTCTTGTTGACTTTCGGATCGCGCAGCGTGTCCCACTCGTTTGCTTCGTTTGTAAACATTTTCTTGCCGGATCCACCCATGCCGGAATAGTCCAGCGATCCACCAGCATCGACCAGCTTGAGATTGCCTTCGGACAGCTTAATGTTGTCCATTGGATTTTCCGAGCCAGCCCCAATTGCATCCCAATTGTTCAGCCACGCGTGCAACGCGAAGTCCGAGGATGCCGCGACTTTATCCCCAGCCGTCCACTTGAGAGATTCGGCATCGTTCATCCACTTTGTCGCGATGCCAGTTTTTCCTTCAACTTGAACCAAGTGAGCCTCGACAACGCTCCCACCGGCCAATTCATAGAGCTTAAATGCCAGGACTTCATTATGAGCGCGAGCTGGATTGTCTGGTGTTTTGACGTAATATTTTGCACCGTCTGGACCGATGTACGTCCCGCCTTTTTCGGTCCCGAGTGATCCTCCAATCTTAGACCAGCCAGCGAGAGCAACTGTACCAGGAACTTTGACCGCACCTTTTGGTGGAGCTTGCATTGACTGCTTAACGATTTCATTCAGGTTTTGCCAAGCTTTTGCTAGTCCTTTTTGATAGGTGTTTGGTGCTTTAGACTTGATAATAGGCTGTTGTTTTATGAACTCTTCATACTCTCCTTTTGCAACCAGCTTTTCCAGCAGCTTTATTTTCTTTTTGTAATAGTTGGCATCACTGTTTTGCGCCCATTTGCTGTGATTCACCCCGCTGTCGATCCACTTTCCGTCCTTTGCTCTTGGCTGTCCTTTCCAGTGGTCAGCGCCACCCGGCATGATTGAGTCCATAACCGACTCGATCAGTCGATACCCGCTCGAAGCGATCAATGCTTCGCGCAGACGTTGCCTTTTTGCAGAACGCATTTCCTGCATCAGTTCAGGCTTTTCCTCGATGCTCCACTCGCCCGGTATTTCGACTTCCACGCCGGGAGGAAACGCCGCGATTTCTTCTCTGAGTTGTTCAGCCATCGCAAGCGCTTCTGGCGTGTTGATTGGCAACTGTTGACCAAGTTGGACAGCAGCCATGATCGACGCTGCATTTTCGACGGTAAGCATTAGCGACCTGCCTTATCTAAAAACTTCCGGTACGCCTTTGGATCGTGAACCTCGAGCGATCCGTTTTGATACGTTGCAATCTTTTTGGCATCCCCGGTCGTGTCGTACAGGTGAGCCTCATCGAAGCTTCCGTTGCGTACAAACCTCGGGAACAAAGACGACACCTGTTGGTGCGAGAATTCCAAGAACGATTGAGGGACCATACGCCCGTCAGTTTTCGCTCGTTGTTTGTTTCGAGCGATCGCCGTTTGCAGGTCCGTCGTTGCATAGACTGCGACAACCTTCATTCCCTGTTTCTTGGCGATGCCCACCTTCTTTGCCAACCCGCCCTCGGATCCGTTGCCAGTACCGTCCAGCATCGTGTTGTAGCTGCGGCTTGCAGCGATCGACGCTAGCTCCTTGGCCATGAATGCCGACTCGTTGTGAGCGAACGCAGCGGCCCTAGAATCACTTCCAGACAGAGCTGCATACTCAGGCAGCATTGACTTGATCTGATCCGCATCGACGCGCACAAGCGATGCAGGGATCGCAGGAACCGTACCAGCGACCAGAGCACTCTTGCCCGATGCCGATCCACCGCCAAGCAAAACGAATGTCGGATTCTCTACCGGCTCAGCACCGGCCAGTAGTTGCTCGTAGATTTGAGCATGCAGCTTCCGACGTTTCTCGGTGTACTTGCCGTTCTCGGTGTGCATCGCCTCGGTCGATCCGAACAGGTCGATCGGATTGTCGCCCCGGATCCCTGCCATAGCCAATGAACGACGCAAAGACTTAGCGTATTCCTGCACCTTTGGGCTCGGATGATCGACAGCACGCAGACCAGAAACGTCCGCTTTGTTGAACATATCGATTAAGCCGAAAATCGCTCGGTCGTTATCTGCATTCCTTGCAGCGTCAGAAGAAACGAACGTTGGTTTTTTTGGTAGCCGTGGTTGAGCCTTTGGGGGGCAGTCGTTCTTCACGCCGCCCTTCTCTCCGGTCGCACAGAACGCCTCGAAAAGCCCGTCCCCGTCACCGTCCTTGGCTTCACGGAAGGACTCGTTGATCTTGTTTGAGTTCGGGTTGAAGGTGCCTTTGTTGCCTGTTGCGGATTTGATCTGAGCTGGGTCGAAAGCAACGTAAGCACTGCCTTGACCCTGATCGCTCTTTATAAATACACCATCATATTGCGACAATGTTTTTCTAGCGTCGTTTGCCAAATCGTTGGCGTACAAAGAACCCGAAATTACATCCATATTGATGCGATATCTTGCATCGTTATCGATGTAGTATTTGTCTATGTCTCCACTTTTGCCGATATAATATTTTGGAGCCTCGGAATATTCCGGTTCGAAAATGTCCTTTACGTCTTTATCGTAAAAAGACTTTTCGATAGTTAGGTTTTTCGCTATGTACTCATTCAACTGTTCTCGATTTTCAAGAACCAAAGGTTTTTCGATATTCAGGAATACTGGGACTGTCGATTGTCCTGCCTTATCAGCGTTTATCTTTGCGTGAGCTGATGATCGCTGGTCTGCTATCGTGCTGTCTATTCCAAACCAAGAGCCTATTCGGTCGGTTGTTGAAAAACCTTTATCAGGACTAAATTCATCAAACTTAGACGCCGTACCGTGATAGACCACCAGAGGATTCCCATCCGCATCTACTACCTTTGAATCACCGAACCATTCAGCAAAGTTCTGCGCCTTTGAATCGTCCTTGAACTTTTTCTTAGCCCATTCAAGAACCTTGGGATTCACAGTGTTGCTTTTTTTCTTGTTTTTCTTTTCCGCAGGAGCTTCGCTTGGTTTCCCATCGTTGATTTTGCCGTCACCGTCCCCGTCGCGAACCTCAAGCAGCCTTGGGTTCTGCCGGTACAACCAGGACTCCCGAACGAACGTCCTGCCGTCCCAGCCAATCTCTCCGGTCTCCAAAGACTCCTTAAGGATCTTCGTCACGCTTGGCTTCGACCACATTCGACAGGACCAGTATCGAGCCTTCCACTTCGGCCCCGGGTCTTGGCAGTTGTGCCGAGCCCGAAACCCGCGCCGGCTTCCAGGGTCGTCGCGCTTGATCCGCATTTTCGGATCACCGAAGTTGACCTTCACAACATTGCCTTTTTGGTTCTTCACGTAGACCGAAAACTTCTTCGGGCCCCCGGAGGTTCGGAACGGCTTGTTGAGCGTCTTGCGTTCGGCCTCGGTCAGCGATTCCATCTGCTCAGGTGGTAGCGAATCGACGCGACCGTCCGATGCGTCACGAAGGATCGTTTGAATTCCTTGCTCCGGCATCCCGATAGCACGCAGCAACGCCACAGCGACCGACCTGCGGGTTTTTCCATTCGCAAAGTCCGTCAGCACATCGCTAACAGCTTTGCGGTTCCGTTGCCACTGTTGACGCGATAATCCCAGCCAAAGTGAGGATTCTGGCTCGGAGTCTTTGGAAACGTTTCCAAGATTTGCACCCTGCGGACCAGCGTTTTGCCCTGCAACCCCGGCCTGATTTTCCGCGCCGCCGACCTTCAATCCGTTGGCCGTTTCGGTGTCAATATCTCGGCCTAGCTCGTTGATGCAAGTCTTGTCCGAGACCCAGCCGTTTTGTTTTTGGATCGCCAGGGCCTGCGCAGTCTTGAGCGGGTCCATCGGAACGATCCTAGAGGGGATGACTTCGACGGTGATCGCATCGCGGATCGAATCCCAGGATTCATACCCCCCAGCCGCGAACCGCCTCTTACCGGCCCCCAGGCGAATCATTTTCAGGATCATTTCCCGCATTCGCTCTTTGCGTTGGCTCTGCTCGGCAAGTCGCCCCTGCATGAACGGACCTTCGGCCACCAGCGCCGAGGCGAAATTGTTGTTCGAGTAGGATCCTGTCAGCATACCCTCGACGAAGGCATGGACCGAGCCGCCGAGTCGCAAAGCAGCCTCCATGACCTCGATATAGATCCCGGAGTTGTTGGCCCCGAGAAGACCGGCCTTGTATGTCTGGCCTTCGGGAACGTCCAGCCTCGTCCCAGGCTTCATTTTGCGTTTGCGTTCCATGATCCCGGTCAAAGGATCCACGCGACCGGTTGGCATCGCAAACTTCTTGACGATGTTGTCGGCTTGTCGTTGCGTTCCGTCCTTGTGCTCCACGATGTAGGCAATCGCTGCCTGAGTCGCTGCACCCTCTGCCGTGTTGGTCAGCACCCTGTCAGCCCTCAAAAGGTACAGGTGCGGTTTGTAGAAGTCGCTGAACCCACGCTTGGCCCTGGCCCGGACATTTCGTTTCCAGTGCGATACTTTGTCGGCAGTCAAATAATCCCAATCCGATCCGGTTTGGTTTCTGCAAAAGTGATAGCCGATCGGATTCTGAGGACGGCTCTCCCGGGTCAAAACACCGAACGTCCAGGACGGCACGAAATCAACACCGATCCAGTCCTCAAGCTCCCCTTTGCTTTCCGGTTCGGTCAGCTCGTCGGCCTCGCAAGCGATCGCTAGGCACTGCCCGTTTTCGTACACGTGCTCAAGAATGCACTCGCCCTCGCCTACCTCCCTGGCGTAGCTCTCGCGCTCGAGTTCCGAGGACCACTTCGAGTTGTCGAGCGTCTCGCGGACATAGGCTTGGATCGCCTTTTCCAGCCGCTTGTCCTCGGCCTTGATCGTCCAGTCAAAGCCGGTCCCGATCGTGTAATCGAGCAGCCGGTTGATCCAGGCCTGAGCCATCGGAACTCGCTCGACCAGCAGCCAGCTCATCGCCCGGATGATTTTCAAGTCCGATTCGTTTGTGTAGACCGGACGGTATCGCCCGTCTGCACGGTCGTAAATCTGCGTGTAAACGCCGAGGGAGTTTGCTTGGAAGAACCCCGGCGTGTCGGTCATGAACTCGGTCACGTCGATGACATCGCCCCAGGATTCGATTAGACTTTGAGACTCTTGCAGCGTTTCGACGATTCTGTTCATGGTTTTCCCCTGCGATCATACTAGCCCGGAGTTGCTCACCATGCGATGCGACAACCAGACCATCTATCAGATCTTCTTCCAAGCCCATCGAGGATACCCGAAAAAGCAGATTGCATCCACACTCGGCCTGTCACGCAACACCGTCATAGCTCACCTGTCCGGTCGCCACCGATGGCAATACGACAAGGGATTAAAGCGCAGGCTCGACCAGCTAACCATCCCCCCCATCAAGTACCATGACACCCCGCAAGGGTACATAACGATCGCCGAGTCGTCCTACTTCTTCGAGCGTCGGCCAACCCCCAAGAGCATTCTGCATCGTTACGATTTGCAGGTCCGGC